AAGTCCTGGCTCGAGTTCCTTTACTAATTGTGCTCTGTTAATTGCCATTTATATCACCTATTAGTCATTACCGAAAGTTGAAGCTGGGAATACAAAGTACCCTCTAGCGTATTGCCCAATTGAGTTGTCTGGTCTATCGACGAAGCCAACCTGTTTAGCTATACCACTAGCAGTAGTTGTAGTTACACCTTCTTTCGAACGGTTGTTATTAGTATCACCTGCAGTTGTAGAGATAGTATGTACTTTACCGACGTCTGCTTGAGTTGGAGTACCTGTGTACTGTGCCTCGTAGACTATATCGGGATCAGCATATACATATGCTTTAGCATCTGCAGAACCTAGAGTTGCGGTACCATCTGGCCATTTTCTGGACCAAACTGGAGTACCATCTGTTGCTGTGTATTGTACACCGTAAAACACACCTAGAGGAGCGTCTGTTGCACCACCTTGAAGAACGTAACCACTTGTCAATTTTACTACATCACCTGAAAAAATATCACCTGATGCACCACTTGCGATTGCGAACTCTGAAGGTCTAATAGTGCCACCACTCATATGGTATGCTGGTGTAAATCCGTTAGGATCATTTACATTAGCCATTTATATCACCTTTATTGTTAATATAAGTTCAAAATATAGTTCTAAAAGATTATCCTTTAGAACCTCCGCTTCCAAAAGTAACCTTAGATGACCTAGACGGATTGTCTATAGGCATAATAGGGTTACTCTCTCGCATAAGATTATTGTCTACAGCGTTCATTTGATCATTGGAGAGTTGAGCATAATATGCTCGTCTTTGATCAACAGTTTCCGCAGGCATCTTTGCGAGGATTAAGCCACCAACTCCTATGACTCCAGCGTGTTTACCATCCTCAACAGTAGGTGATTCAAAATCTGGGTGGTCTTCTGCTCGCACAGGTTCCCAACCTTCACGAATACGTTTTGACATATTCGCCTGATCTTGTTGTCCTACCATTGACTCTCGTATCCATCTGTATACATAGCCCTCTGGTGGGGTGGGTGCGTCTAATAAAGACGGTGGACTCCATGGTTTTAGGCGAGAAGTTTTTTCTCGGCTTTCTGCAGATCTGGAGGTTCGATCTGATTTAGTAGTTTTAGTTTCTTCTACCATTTTTTACTCCTATTTAACATGCTTAGCATATTCTTCTAGTGGCACACCTAATCTTTTTGCTATTGCTACTTGACTCGGTGTGAGTTGTACTTTTCTACGTGAGCGTGTTCTTGCAGTAGTAGATCCTCTACTTGATCCTGCTACAACCTCGTTCACCTTGTTCTGTTGAGCTTGTCCTAATTTATGAGGAAAAGCTTCTGCCATTCTTTTATCCACTTCTGCATAATACTCTTCAGAAGTTGGATCGTAACCTTCTTGTTCTACTAACTGCCTATGAAAAGCAAAAGCACTAGTAGTCATAGCTACATCAGAACCAAACCAGTTATTCTTTTTAGCCCATTCTTGAGCTTTAGGATCTGGTTCAATTTGAGGAGCTTGTTGTTGAGGTTGTACTTGTTTATTTACAATCTCTTCAACATTCTCTTCAACCTGTTCAGTTTCTTCTGGTTGTTTAGCTCTTACTCTTTTAAGGCTTTCTTCCTCAACTGCCAACTTAGCTAAGTCTTGTTGAGCTTGAATCATGGCGTCTGTATCGCCACTTTCATATGCCTTCTTATATCGATCTGAAGCTGAACTAAGTTCAGAAGATACTCTACCTTTATACTCATCATATAGGTTCTGATCAGTTTTTGAAAGTTTATTCTTGGTTTTATTTAATTCTTCTTGAACAGATTTAGCATAATCTAATGCTGCTGTCTCTCTTCTTTCAGATTCCCTAACTTTATAGGTCAACTTAGCTATACGTTTTTTAACCGATTCGCTATAGTCTTCTATTTCATCAGGCTCTTTTTTAGGTTCTTCCTGTTTAGCTTCTTCCTCAGAAAGTTCCTCTACTTCTTCAGACTGATCTTCATCAGTCTCAGGAAGTTCAACTTCTGTCAATTCTTCCTGTTCTTGCATAGCTTCTGCCATGTTTAACTCCTTATAGTTGCGTGATTATACTAAGCTGTGACTACGTCTTCTGGGTTTTGTACTACAGCTAAAATATCATCATCGTTTAATAAACGCAAGTCACCACCATCAATTTTGATTCGTGCTCCTGCGTACCTGCCAAAAATCACCCAGTCTTTTTCTTTACACCAAGCACCCTCTGGGAACTTGTTTTTATCTTTGTAAGCATCTGGACCGAGTGAAACTACATACCCAACATTAGTACCAATACGTTCTTTTTCTAGTGTTGAATCTGCTAGATATATCCCACCTTTAGTCTTTTGTTTTCGACTAAACGGTAAGATCATAATTCTGTAACCTGTGGGGGTGGGGAGCTGAGTTTTGAGAGATTCGTCTTCAGCTACACTTTCAGGTGTAAACTTTTGTTCATCTTCTTTAGGGGTCTCAACATTGACTTCAGTGAATCTTTCCACTGTGTTTGGTATTGGTTCACCACCTTTACCAAATGATTTTACTTCTTTCATTCTTCTCTATCCTTGAGCAGGTCTCTAATTAAGAACTCCGTAAACGACAGACCTGATATTTCGCCTACGATTTTTTGATAACTTTCAAAATCTTGCACTCCGCCATTAGCGAGTGTTTCTGTTAATTGCTCTTTTCTTTCTGCAATTAACTTCCTTAACTTATCTACCATTTATACTATTTTTTCTTAGCTTTTCTTCTTGATTTAGCACCAGAACACTTCCATCTTTTTCTTGATAGGTTATTAGGAGTGTTCGGATCGTTTTGTTTCTTTTTCGATAATCTCTTTTTAATACCTAAACTTCTAGCACAATAAGAGTCACCTTTAGATGTTCCTGGTCTAACTCTTCTCTTACCATCTTTGGCTTTTCCTGCTTGTCCATAACTAACCTTTTTACCAGACTTAGTTACTTTGACTTTTGCTTTACCTTTTCGTGGTGTTGCCATTCTAGTGTATTATAACTATTTTATCTTAGTTTAGTAGATTTTATTTTAGTAGCTTTACCGTTGCCTCTACACATGACTTCTCCGCCATGCTCCATCATTTTAAAATCAGCTCCAGATATTTTGCCGTCTTTGTTTTTATCTAATTCGGTTTGACCACCAATTAGTCCGCCATCTTTTTTACCTTGTGCTGCTTTTATTTGAGCTTCGGTCGGTGCGCCTTTCTCACCTTTTTTACGCATACGCTCACCTGAACCCTTTTTTATACGCTCACGTTTAGCATGGATGTTAGCCCATAGTCCTGGTTTCTTAGCCATGGTTACTCCTTTCCACTAGGAGAAATATTGAAGCTCAAACCTTTAGTGGCTGCTCCGCCACCTCTAGCTTTACCTTTACCTTCACCGAAAACTTTCTTATTCAAGATAGCTCCCATAGTGACTGGCTTTGATAAGTCTATTCTTTTAGGTTCTTTTACTGTGTATTTCTTAAACATCTTAACCTCGCTTTTTAGCTTTTCCGCCTGTAGTCATTTTTTTGACACTTTTTTTAGGCTTCATTTTTTTGATAGTTTTTCTACCTCTATTCATTCCTGGCATTATTATACTCCTCTGTTTTGAGTGTCAGAACTTCTGACATCTTTTAATAATTCTGTATATGATTTACGAATATTTTCTTTTTCTTTCATCATAGCTTCTTCTCTGTCTTGAGCTATTTTCATTTCTGCTATAGCTTCATTAGATTCTATTTTAGCTAAATCTACCTGACTTCGTAAAGCATCACTTTGTGCTTTTTGTGCTATTTCTTGTTCTTTTAGTTGTACAATAGGATCAATCTGTGCGTTAGCTTGTGCCTGAGCCATAGCTTGTGCCTGACCTGTCACTACTTGTGTTGCTTGAGCTGCGAGTAGTGCTAACTCATTCATAACTTGTGGTGGTATTTCTGCACCAAGTTCAGGTAACTGTTGACCTAGTACTTGTTCTATTTGTTGTTTGTATAACATTGCCTGATGCTCTTGTATGTTAGCACTTATTGCTAACTGTGCTTGCTGATTCTGAGCCATCATTGGGTTCTGTAAGAATGAGCTGTGTGCTGAGATATAGGCATCATGGTTCTGGAACTCAAAAGCTTTAATAGGTTGCCCTGTCATGGCTGCTTGTTGTTCACTTATAGGGTCACGTGGTGGTATTTGAGCTGCAGGTGGTAATATAGCATCTATATTTTTAACCTCTAGAGCTTCATACATACGCTTGTAAGCTTCTCGTAAATCATGTATTTGCGGTGCTGCTTGTGCCATTTGTAGTTCTTGTTGAGCTAACATTACCCTTTGAGCCATACTAAATATGTTAGGATCGCTTACTGGTATAATATCTACTCTGTCGTCAAAGTCAGTAGCTTTAATTTCTCTAGTTGCACCTGGAACATCATAAGGATAAACAGGTGGTAGGCTTTTACTGAAGATACTGGCTAATAACCTGAACTCTTTTTTCTGAGCAAAGTGTAAACGTTTATGTATAGCACTCATTACTTTAGTACCACGCTCTAACATAGCCACAGTTGTGCCTACAGGTAGTTGTTGACTACCAATATCACCTACTTGCATGTCTGCTATGCTGGCAAATCGTCTTCCAGAATCAATAATAACACTTAGTAACTGAGCCAGTACGCTACTAGGCTCTTTATATGGTAAAGGCATCAATGCATCACGGATTGTGCCTCCTGGAACGTCAACATCCCTAAATTCTCCTGGTCTTAGAGGTTCATCTTCCCCTTGTACACGCATACCACGTGCTTTAAACCCAGCTGGTAAGTTACTTAGCGTTCCAGCGTCAATTAACTGACGTAAAATTGATGTAGCGGACTTAGTAAGCCCTCCTATCATGTGAATTAGCCCAAAACCATAGAATCCAAGACCTGGAAGGAACTTATAGTGTACAAAATACTCCTTTTTATTGAATAATTCGTCACCTTGTTCCCAATTACGTCGTATAGAAAGGATTTCATTGCGGTCTTCAAGGATAGTTACCACATAAGGTACAGCAAAACCATAGTCATCTATGTCTGGAAGCTCTAAATTGACGTGTAACTCTATTACACTGTACTCTTCATAGTCAGCTATAGGAGGCGAAATGCCTTGTAACTCATCAATTTTCTCTTTTGCTTCGTTGTATTCTAAATCTATGCCACTTTCACCTATATCTATATCTCTATAGGTGCCATTCATCTGTAATTTTTTAAGATCATTCCCTGTCATACTCATAACGTGAGTAAAACGTGGGCTTGTTTCTAAATCTGTGGTTTCGTAAGCTACTACTAAGTCTTCAGCTTTTACTAGCCTACTGGTGGCTCTACCTAATAAATTGTCGTAGTAAACTTTTTTGAATGCACTACCAGCTAGTGGTAGATAAAATAATAAACTATCCATCTCTGGGTCATATTCTTTCATGACCTCGGTTATTTGATAGTTCATAAATTCTTTTACACGTTGGCTTTGATCCATAGTTTCTGGACTTTCATTACCCATAACTCTAGTTTTGATTGGTCCGCCTGCTGGTAAAAGTTCTTTGTAGGCTTGAGCTTGAAATTGTGTGACAGCTTCACTTAGTAGTGGGTGATTTACACCTGTAGCTCCAGGAAAAGGCTCTTCACGTTCTTCTGTTTTTATACCTAGTAAATCTAAACCTTTAGTGAAAACATCTAGCCAATCTTTACGGGAGTCTTTGTCCTGTTCAAATGCATCAAGTAGTTCGGACGCCAAAGTATTAAGCGAGGAGGAATCTAGCACTTCCGCAAGATTGACCTGATGTTCAGTAACTATAACCTCTTCCTCTTCAAAAAGGGGGATTAAGTTACCGTCCTGACCTACTTCAAAAGCGTTAGTCATTTCACCTTGAATATTCATTTCATCAGGTAATTCTACTTCTAGTGTTTCTTGGATTTCGACTGGAACTTCTAAAGGTTCCATTGGATTTTGTTTCTCTATTGCCATTGTTTAATAATAACTTATTTTTCGTTTGGGATATAGTTCTTCATCCTCATAATCGCTTGGTAGTTTTACAAACCCACCTTGCCTAAATCGTAAAAGTGCTTGAGTGGTTGAGTCGACTAAGTCGTCATGATCACCAGCAGGGAAAGCAGCACATTCTTCTCTTACTTCATTTGCCCACTTTGTGTCTGGTGCCCATACCATTCCTGATTCAAACAATGGAGCAGCAGCATTTACTCTAGCTACCTTATCATTTCCCTTTGACGGTGTAAAGTTTTGTACAGGTATACCTACATTACGCAGTTCTTGAGTTAAGGGCATACCACTGGCTTTTGCTTCTATAATAGTTACGTCAGGTTGCCATTCATTATATTGTTCTAAGGCTATGGCTTTTAGTTCTGGGAAACTGTACTTACCTTTTATACAGTCTAATAAAATAATGTGTGGAGTTCTACCGTCATAAAAATCTTGACCTAAACTACCTTCAGGATAAAACACACCCCATGTAGTAATAGCTGAATAGTCTGACATTTCTTTTTTAAGAAAAGCTGTATCATAACTTTGTATTAAATAGTCACAGCTAGGTGGTCTTTCTCTTTCCCATTGTTTCCACCATTCTCGTTTAATAAGTGCACCTTCCTCGGACGTTGGATTCTGCATGTACTGAGCGTGCCACTTTGGTCCACCCCTTAACGTAGCCTTTACACTTTCAAGTTCATCTTTTGACCAGTATTCTGGCCATAGAGGTTTACCACTAGGCAATATAGCAGGGAGCTCAATAAGTTCCCATTGATCTGCTTTAGGATCACGTGCTGCATCTTTTAATAATTTACCTGTTAGGTCATTGATGTTCCAGCGAGTCATCACTATAACAATGGCACCTCCTGGCTGTAGCCTCTGCCTTGGACCAGACGTGTACCACTCGTAAGTATCTTGCATGGACTTTGGGTTCATGGCGTCTTGTTCGGAATGAGGGTCATCAATAATAAATAGATCCGCTCCTCTACCTGCTAGTGCACCGCCCACACCTGCTGCGTAATATTCACCTTTACGTTTTGCGTCACGCTTGTCTTGAGTTTCCCATTTACCTGCTGCTTTTGAGTCTGGGTTAATAAGTACGTCAGGAAATATTTTTTGAAAGTCTTCCGTTAACATTAAGTCACGAATCTTTCTACCAAACTTAACTGCTAAGTCTGCGGTGTGAGTGGCTTGTAATATTTTTAAACTCGGGTTACGTCCTACTAAATAGGCGGGAAAGTAATGAGAAGCAAACTCACTCTTCGTGTGCCGAGGTGGCATATTAATAATAAGCCTTTTGATTTTACCTTTAGCTATACGATCAAAAGCATCCGCCATCTTTTTATGATGAGCACCACCTATGAACGATGGCCATTGGCTTTTTACAAAATCTAAAAAGCTGTCTTGTGCAGTTTCTATCTCTTCAATTTGTTGAAGTCTTTCTGCAAGTTCTAAGTGTTCCTTGAGGACTTCCTCAGGTAGTTGTGCTATTAATTCTTTTTTCAATATCTAAGAGGCATCAAGGTAGCTAGTCCACCACGATTAAGTTTTAAAGTAGAAAGTTCATCTTTTAATTCTGGTGTTAGATTTATTTTATAAAATTCTTGATTGTTTGCGTCTGTAAATAACTCTGCGTCTAGTTTTACACCGTAGTCACGCTCTATGGCGTTTAAACCTTTTTCCGTAAACTTTTTATATTTCTTAGCCATTTCAGTTGCACCCTTGCTGGGTTGCATTTTAGCTTTAAAGTCTATAGGCATTAGCTCGCCATCAGATTCAAATTCAGCTATCCTAACTGCTTGTGGTGTACTTAGTGTTTCGCCTCTTTGTCTAGCTACAGCGTAATCATTAACTGGGAACCAGACTTCATCCACTCCTGAGTTAGCTGCATCTTGTAGGGAAGTTTTCATGTGGACGTTGAACCACTCATTAAATAATGGTAACTTTTTAGGGTCGTAGTTTTCTACTGCCATTCCCATTTCACTTTGTAAGTTCTTTATAAAATTTTCTTTAACTTCTTGCCTTCTTAAATTCATGGTATTGGCTTGTTCTAATGAAAAAGAACTACCTGAAGCGTTTATTTCTTTTAAATTTTTTATGTTTAATTCAGAGTAGTCTCTTATAAAATTTCTATAATCACTTCTCATTTCTTCTGTGGGGATAACATCATACTCAACGGTATCAAAATATTGTTGTAGTTGGTTGTCTATTTCTGCGTCTGGTATGTCATCTATTTGTTTTTCTAGATTTCTTATAAAATTTTCTCCTTCTATAGGAGTGCCTCTAAATCCTCTAGCTATACCAGGATCTCGGCTCAGTACTGTGGGGTCAAGAGTCCCCACATTGTTGCCCACTATGTTGTTGTCTACTAAAATATCGAGGATAGGTGATTCTGCATCTATAACAATGTCGTCTACTACTGCTTCTAGTCCCATGTCTAGGTCTTCGCTAAAG